CACGACCTCGGTTTCTTTCTCTTGTATTTCCACCGGGTGGAACCATGTATGATTGTGAGTCAAAGGTTGTCACACCATCAAAGGTTGATCCAAATTGTGTTCCAACATCAGTGGTTGTAGAGAAACCAATGGGTGAGTTTGGTGTTAATCTTGATGCTACAATACCAGCAGAATTACTACCTGAAGTGCCACTCTTAACTAAAGTAAGAGTTTTTCCCGTTGCTTCTGCTAATACATTTCCCGGATCATGACAAGCAAGAAGAACTGTTTCTGGTGTCACGTTCAGTCTTGTTGTTGGTGGTGTAAATGCTGCTGTATATTCTGCTTTTCCTTTTTGAATGCGTAGGTTAGAAATATGGCCCAAGAACATATAGGCATTACCATTATAACCTGTATTTCCATCACCAATAATAAAATTCTGTGTGCTTGATCCAACATTAACAGTAACACTACTAGCACTATACTTTGATACTCCATCCACCCACATATTCACAGTGCCAGATTCCCTTGTTAACGCAACATGATACCACCTATCCCTAATAATGTTATTAGAAGATGATGCTCTTTCTGATGTGCCTTCTCCCAAATACGCTCTCAGATTCCCAGAACTATTAAAATACCAAAAAAGACTTGATGAACCTTCTGCTGCAGTTGTTGCCCATATTGTATCATCATTTGATAGTGCTTCACGATTTAACCAACACTCTACTGTAAAATCTCCTGTTCCAAAATTAAAATCATCACTTATTCCAGCATCAATATATCTGACATAAGCAGTGCCATCATGATCACCGTGAAAATGTGCAGATCCATCGATGGCATTTGCACCACCTAAACCAGATACTCGATCAGTTCTTAATATTCCCATTATCCTAAACCTCCATGACCGTTTGATGTATGCGGATCTCCTAAAGATCTTCGACCAAAATTGATAAAATCACCAAAATCAACTGAATCACCTTGAGTTGCAATATTGATATATTCAAGCGTATTTCCATAGTGAGGTGATGTGCCATATCCTCCACCAATCACAAAACGAGTCGGAGATGATGCACTATATTTTCCAGTTCCGTTGTTACCACTGGAAAGACTACCAAAATTAGTTGCATTTCCCGATGATGACAGTGTGAAAAAATCAATTCTGTCAGTATAATTTGGCCCATAACCACCAGCGATTATTCCACGAGTTGCATTTCCACCACCACCACCTTCATATCTGGTAGTGGTTATATCACCAAAATCAACACCGTTTCCCGTGGTTGCAGTTATAAACATTTCAATTGTATCGTAGTCTGCGGTATCAGGTGCATTCACTCTCAGACCGCCAATAACAAATCCTCTTGTAGGTGATTGAGTACTAAATGCATAAGCATTTTTTTGTGCCGTATCACCAAAGTCAACTGCATCTCCTAATGATTGTATATTGGTAAAATCTATTGTATTAGCGTATGATGGAACAGCCTGTCCCGCAAAAACAGCTCTTGTTGCAGATGAAAATCCAGTTCCAAATGCTCTTGAAGCAGTTAAATCAGACTGATTTACAAAATCATTCTGTATTGAAATTGTGCAAGAAGTGATATCATTTGTAGAAGACCCACCGGGAGTAGTGCTTACTCTTCCCCCTGCATATATCGCACGAGTCCTATCAGCACAACCATAACCACCACACTTACTTGCAGTCAAGTTGTTAAAATCTATTGTATTTCCTTGAGTTTCGACTGTTATTGCATCAACATTGTTAAAACAGGGGCCCGGAGCAATATATCCACCAGCAAACAATGCACGAGTTCCCGTTCCATCTATAGATCCAGACTGACCAGAAATTCCACCTATATTTGGAGAGAATGTATGAATCTGCATCCATGCACTACCCATCCAATACTCTAACTTCCGAGAGTCAGAGTTAAATCTCATTGCACCTAATGGCACTATTGCATCAGAGGATTGAGTCATTTGATAATTTCCCTAATCATATTTATCTTACATGTCATCAGCAAGACCTCCATGAGCGTTTGAACAGCTCTGTGCTGAAGATGTTTTTGTTGTCATATCTCCAAAATCAACCGCGTTACCTGTTGTCATTATCTCTATAAAATCTATAATGTTGACGTTTGATGGATAATCACCCGTGCAAGCTATTCCTCTTGTTAATGAACTCGTAACGGCAGGATCTCTCGCATCAGTCAGATCACCAAAGTCAAGCGCATTTCCCGTTGATTGGATTGTAACATACTGAATAACGTTAGTTCTTGCTGGAGAAGAATAACCACCCATGACTATTCCTCGATGACCATTTGATACTCCACCATTTCCATTTCTTGCTGTATTAACTAAATCACCAAAATCTTGTGTGTTTCCTGTTGTTGATATAGTTAAAAAATCAATAAAATTAACTTCACCATCCCGATAACCACCAAGATATAAACCTCTTGTTGGAGAAGAAGCACTATGCATGGTGCTTGCTGCATCAATTAAATCACCAAAATCTTGTCCATTACCAGACGTAGACATTGTAACAAATTCAATGTTGTTTAATGATGGGTTTGGGGAACTCGCACTCTCACCACCAGAATATACACCTCTCGTATTATTAGATACACCAGCACCATTTGATCTAGTATATCCTACATCACCAAAGTCGGATGCATTACCTGCTGTTGCGATGGTAACAAATTGAATGACATTGACTCCATATCCTTCAGGTGTATTACCACCAGCCACAAAACCTCTGATCTTACTTGAAAAACCAGCACCACCATTTGGTTTGTTTGTCAAATCTCCAAAATCAACAGAGTCTCCTAATGATGCAATTTGAATTGATTCGATAACATTTACATAACCAGCACCGGGATATGTGATGCCACCCATGATCAATCCACGAGCTCCAAAGTTATTGTTAACTATGACTCTCTCCTCTGTTTTTCCAGTTGGGAAGTACATATATCCTTGACTGCTCTGTTGAATTGTTCCTCCGAATGCGTTTCCAGCATCTCTTCCACATGGTGGAATGACTTTTGGTTGCATTCTTACATAAGCAGCGTCAGTTAGATTTCCAGCAGCAGTAATTGTTTTTCCTGTTGCCTCTTGCGTTACATCATCTGAGTTTTGGCAAGCAAGTAATACGGTGTTTGGAACCAACGTTAACTCATGTTGTGGAGGTGTAAATGTAGTGCCATTAGGATATATGCAAGTCCCGTTGATCAATCTTACATTTGATATAAAACCATTCATGATTTTATTATCATCACTCTCAACATCACCTATAAAAAGTGCATCTGTTGTATTATTGTAAATCGTGCCACTAAATGATGAGGTGCCAACTTGAACTCCATTTATATACAATCTTAACGTATTACCGTCTCTGACTCCTGCCACATGATGCCAATCATTTATACTCACAAATCCACCTTGAACGTTTGCATAACCACCGGATGTGCCATCAGTGTTTACATACATGTATAATCTACCATCTTCAGCGGCTCCTCCGCTTCTATATCTTGCTAGATAATATGTCCTTCTGTCAGCAGATTCATCATACATTCCTAATACCGAATCCCAATATCCTTGAACATCTCCAAATCTAACCCAAGCTTCCATCGTAAAGTCATTAGATCCAAGTCTGACATCCGCGCTGTTTGGAACTGATAATTTGTCTCCAGTGCCATCAAAAAATACAGATCCACGAATGGCATTCTGTCCCTGCTCTCCTGATAGATTGTTTGTTCTTAAATTTGCCATGTTAGAAACCTCCTAATCCACCATGAGAATCACTCACAGGTGATATGACACGAGAATGTGCTCTGTTAGTGCCACCTCTTAAATCACCAAAATCTTGTGAATTACCTGTAGTTGCTATTGTAATAAACTCTAAAGTGTTAACATCATTATTTGCTGGCTGAGTCAGACCTAATGCAAAAACTGCTCTAGTTTGTGTAACTCCCGCACCAGATGGAAGTGATCGTGTTGATAAATCTCCAAAATATTGTGCATCACCACCAGATGACATTGTAATATATTGAATTCTAGTAGTATAATATGGTGCATCGGAAGTACTCTGACCTCCACAAAGAACACCCCTCACTGTATTTGAATTACCACCTGGCCCGTAAGCAACTTTTTCAATCAAATTACCAAAATCAACAGAGTTTCCTAATGAGGCAATAATATTTTTATCGTAAGTGGATGTCGCTCCTCCAGTGGGAAATGTGTCACCACCTCCATTATAAATTACTCTTCCATTTGATAAAGAACCACCATTAGTCATTCTTACCACTGTCAAATCACCAAAATCTATTGAGTTTCCAAGAGTGTTAATTTGAACATAATCTATATTGTTAATTGTAGTAGGTTCATCACCACCAAAATACATTCCACGAGTAGATGAGGATCCAGCAGCACCAAAATATCTTCCAGTAAATAAATCACCAAAATCAATTGAGTCTCCCTCTGATGCAATTGTTATATACTCTATCGCATTGCCGTTAAAGAAACCCATGTATAAACCTCTTGTCTCACTACCACAACCATGAGCATCTTGTCCTGCTGAAGATAAGTCACCAAAATTTATTGAGTTACCTAGAGTTGGAACGTTTATAAAATCAATGCTACTTGTAGTGTTAGCAGGTTTTCCAGAATTATCATATCCACCAGCCCATACAGCACGACCACGGCCCTGTGGGTTGGTTTTTATATCAGTAAATGTATTGACCGTTGCCCAGTTATTTCCTGTATAAAACTCAAGTGTTGCAAAATCTTGATTGAATCTCAAACTTCCGGGAGTTGGTTTCAACGCACGACTGTTTGTGTCTCCTGATGGAAGAGTAAATGTATCAGTTACTGTTAGATTCTGTGAACCACTTGTGAATGTTGTTGCTGATGAAACTGTGACATCACCATCAATTACAATCTCACCTGATGTCGATCCTGATTGTGATTGATTATCAATCTTTCCTAATGCAAATCTTGCTTCTTTATCTACAAATCCTTGATAAGTTGTAAGAGAGGAGATACCAATATCAGTTGTATCCTCTGATCGAATATTACCGAGTGCTTGAAGTGTATGAGTTGCTGCATCAGTTCCAATCCCGACTTTACTATCTTCGAGTTCAAATACTGTACCAAAACCAGCTCTACGTATTGTTGCCATCTTAGAAACCTCCTAACCCGCCGTGACTGTCTGATGTTGAATAATGAAAACCGACCGGTTGCGTAAGATCTCCAAAGTCTTCTCCTCCACCACTTGATGAAATCGTTATGATAGAGATCGTATTAGTGTATACACTACCACTTAAGAGTCCACCATTAGTTATAACTTTTGTTGGGGATGATGTAGCACCAGTGACTTGATTTCCAAGCTGAGATAATTCACCAAAACTTCTTGAACTTCCTTGTGTTGACATATTCATTTTATCTATAGTGTTAATTACAGTGCTGTTTCTACTTCTTCCCCCATAAATGATAGCAGTGACTGAATTTGAAGCACCACCCGGTGTGCTCCCTCTTATTTCAGATAAATCACCAAATTTTATTGCATTTCCTGTTGTTGAGATTGTTATTCTGTCAACACTACCAACATTTCCATCTGAGGTATTTCCAGCAATAGCAAATCCATGAATCGGAGACGCTGCAGCTGTATGAGTATGACGACCCACTGTTAGATCACCAAAATCAAGAGCATTTCCTACTGTTGCTATTTGAATATAACTTATCACATTATCTTGTGAGTAATCACCCAATGAAATACCTCTAGTGGAGGATGAACAAGCTGCATTATGAACCGTAGCTTGTGTCAAATTTCCAAAATCAACTGTATCTCCCTCTGAAGGTAAAGTTACATACTGGATTGTATCTTGAGTTCCTTGAGGTGATGCTTTACCACCAAAGATTATTCCTCGTGTCTCTGATGCACAAGCACTAGGTGAATAGACAGCAAGCACAAGTTCACCAAAATTTGTTGCGTTTCCTTTTGTTGAAATATTGACAGTATCGATATCACTCTGATAAGGAGAGGAATCGTTACCCCCGCCACAAATAATAGCACGAGTGCTTCTTGTAGTATTATCTACCTGCTTCCAGAAATTACCGTCCCAGAACTCAATCGTCTTGAAGTCTTTATTATAATAAACCATTCCGGGTTTAACATCAGTTGGTCGATCAGCAGTTCCTCCAACAGGTGGCATAAATGTTTTATATACTTTGAGACTCTGAATCCCACCTTGTCCTGTTGTTGCACCTGTTGAAACTGATATTGTTTGTCCTGTGCCTATTACAACCTCTCCAGAAACAGATCCACTTTGACCTGCCTCTACAATCAAATCTTCTGTTGTTGATAACTTGGTATTTACAAATCCCTGATAAGAAGAAAGTGTTGCAATACCGGAGACTCTTAAACTTCCTGCACTTGCACCACCTGCAACATCTAATTTAACAGCAGGAATCGTTGATCCAATACCAATATTATTATTAACTGGTTGAGTAAACTTATCGCCGTAATTAAAACGTATTTCAGCCATTAGTAACCTCCTAACCCACCATGTGAGTCTGATACACCACTTAAATTTCTTCTAGCGATAGAAATATCACCAAAATGATTTGCTGTTCCTCCAGAGCTAAAAAATATGTCTTGAATCGTTGTTATGTAATTTGTATCAGGTTCTCCAGCGAGACCTGAAACTATACATCCACGAGTTTGAGATGCAACACCTATACCTGAATAAGAAAGTTGATTTAAATCACCAAAATCAATCGCATTTCCATCAGAAGCCATGGTAATATATTGAATTAAACGAGTATAACCACTTCCGGGGTTAGGATATTTACTTCCACCTGCATAGATTCCTCTGATAGAATTTGAACATGCATTGGCAGCATAATCAGTAAATAAAGAACCAGCACCTCCAAATAATGTTGCGTTTCCTTTTGATGCAATGTTTACTACATCAATTGTTCCGTCTCCTCTTGGATAAAATCCACCCCAAAATCCACGAGTTGAAGATGAAACAGAAGCACACCACCCACTATTAACATCAGTTAAATCACCAAAATCTGCTGAATTTCCCAACGTTGACATTTCTACATATTCTATAATATTATTGTAAACTGGAGATCCACCAACAAATGCTAAATTAAATACTCCTCTTGTTGAAGAAGAACATCCAGAACCATTATAACATTGTTCACTAGCATCTCCAAAATCAATCGTATCTCCTGCTGATGCGATTGTTATATACTCAATGGTATTGTGACCTGATGAACCAGAATCTTCACTCCTTCCAGTCGCAAATAATCCACGAGTTGATGAACTAAAAGAAGATCCACTTCTTCCCCCACCACTGGAAAGAACATCTCCAAAACTTTCAGATTGACCTCCTGATGCTAAACTAAAAAACTGAATATCTGAATAATAAACAGTTGACGGACTACTAATATATCCAGCACCAACAACACCACGACCACGAGTTGATGGACTATTTTGAATATCTGAAATGTATGTAAACTGCTTCCATTCATTACCATTATAAAATTCCAATGTATTGAGATCTGTGTTGAATCTCATCATTCCTTCAACAAAGTCTTGTCCTCTATCTTCAGTGTCACCAACTGGAGGAGAGAAGTGAGTTCCGATACTTACACTTTCAACTGTTCCGACTGTGACTGTTGATGCAGTTGATATTATAACTGATGTTCCAACTCCTACAACAATATCTCCAATCGTTCCGACTTCTGATGTGAGTGTGACATTTTCAAGTTGATTGATATTATCTGCAGCAAAACCAGAGTATCGAGTGAGTGTTGATGCACCAGATACAATTGATCCTGTTGTTTTTGTTACACCTTTGACCCTTAAATTTCCAAGACCAGCTATCTCTGTACCAAAACCGACAGCTCCGTCTTTTATATTAAATGATCCTA